ACGGGCATCCGGATATCTCCGTGACGCAGGCCGATATGGATCTGATCGCCGAGGCCGGCACGGTCCACAACGAGACCGGCAAGACGCCGCGCCAGCTCGCGTCCGACTACGACGCCCTCTCCCATCAGCGCGACGAGTTGCGGGAGGAGAACGAGCGGCTGAACGAAAAGGACCGCATGAAGACGCACGAGATCAACGTGCTCACACCGGAGAATCGTGGCTTGCGGGAGGCGCTGATAGAGGCTCGCACCTTCGTCGATAGACACAGCGAGTCTTGGTGCAGCAGCGGACAAGAACTGCTCAGGCGCATCGACGAAGCCCTCAACAGCAGAGGTGGCCAATGAACGCAGCCGCCGACGTTGTCGTATCCAAGCCCCGCGCACCGCGGCGCCTCGACGGCCGCGAGCGCTCGATAATCGATTCCGAACTCGAACTATGGGGAGAATGGTGGGAGCAAAACCCCATCAACGGATACCCGAGCGCCTCGGCTCTGGTGGCGTTCATCGAAGGCGCCGGGGGTCGTCGCCTCGGCAGTCGCGAGCTTCACAAGGGCATGCCCAATGCCGTCTACTGGATTCACCAACGCTGGTTGCAGCTCGAGTCCTGCTTTCAGGTGGTCATCTGGCTGCACTTCGTTCCACGTGTCGACCAGGAAACCGGCCGGTGTCGCAGCGACGAGGAGAACGCGCAGCTGCTCGACATCAGCGTGGATGCCTACCGCATGCGCCTGACGCGTGCCCGATACGCATACATTGGGGTCCCGTGCCCTCTGTAGGATTGACCCGACGTTATAACTATCGTAACGTCGGCGTAGGTTCCGCCTCTGCGCTCAGCGGAGTCTGACACCGAAGCCCGCCTGAGCAGCGGGCTTTTTCATTTGACCTCCCTGAAGAAAAACCGCCCGCCCATTTGCGCGGGCTTCCGCGGCCGCTCGACCTTTTCGAGCAGCGTGTGACGACGCTTTCCGGCGCGCCCTCATTCGTGCGCTGGACCGGCCGCTCTTTATTCCCGCGAGACCCATGCAGCAGACGCAAGCCTCAACCCTGCGCCGGCGACTGCTGGGCCTCGCGCTCGGCCTCATTGCCGCCCTGGGCATCAACGCGCCCACGGGCGCAGCCTTCGTCAACATCTCGGGCGCAGGCAGGCACGTCATCGAGGCGGCGTCCGAGGACTCAGGCCCCACCCGCTACACGGCCACGCACCACGTGCGGTGCGATGCCAGCGGATCCGGCAACGGCCTCACGTACGAGACGGCCTGGACGCCGACTCAGGCGAAGGCCGCCGTCGCCGGCAATATCGTGCAGTGGCACCCGGGCTCGGGTGGCCTCTGCCAGTTCGCACCCACGGGCAATGATGACGGGGCCTGGGCGCCGACGAACTCCGGCACATCCGGCAGCCCGATCATCCACTACGCCTCGTATGCGGCGACGTTCCTTTCGACGCCGACGAGCAACGCGAACCGCACGGAGCTCTCGCACTCCGGCAACGGAACTTCGAACGCGCAGCGCAGCGCGATCATCGACAGTGGCGGGCAATCGAACGTCATCTTCGACGGGTTCCTCGTCAACTGGGCGAACGCGAAGCCGGCCATCGATGGCGGCTGGTTCAACATCGGCGGCCAAGCTGGTGGGTATGAGAACGTTCAGATTCTCAATACCTACATTCAGGCCGCCGAGGACACGATCGGGGGCAACTACCCCGCGGTGTGGGTCGAGGGTGTCGACGGGTTCGTCTTCTCGGGCAACGTAGTTAGGGACCTCTCGAGCTCGACCGACACGAGCCAGAACGTCGCCGCCGTCATCACGTACGGCTGCGAAAACATGGTGGTGAGCTATAACACGCTCATCAACGTGCAGACCGGGTTCTACATCAAGGGCTCGGCCACCGGAATGCAGAATTCCGGGACGATCAGCTACAACCTGATCCAGGACGTGACGCGCGGCATGCGCATCGCGGACGTGAGCGCGACAACGCGCCTCGTGGTGAGTTTCAACCTCATCACCGACTTCAGCGTTTACGGCATCCTCATCACGTCGAATGGTGCTGACGACGGTCGGATGACTGACCTCTTCAGCAACACGATTGCACGTACCTCGGGCACGCCCGGCGCCCTGATCTCGGTCAACGAGACCACGGGCACCACGATCCGCATCCGCGACAATGTGCTGTTCAACGACAACGACTCGACGGGTTTCTTCGACGCCGGCGAGTACTCGCAGCCCTGGCAGGTGCTCGACTATCAGTGGCACGTGCAAAACCCGGGCACGTTTCAGGCCTCGTACAACGGTAGCAACGCGACATCACTGGCGGCCTGGCGAACGCTCACGGGTGCGGAAGCCAATTCGACCGTCACGGCCACAATTCCCTTCGTCGACGCCGCGAACGATGACTTCGCAGTCACGGGCGCACCGACGACGGCATCGAGCACTGGCGGCCCTGTGGGCTGCTGCAACGGCGCCGAACTTCCAGGATTCAAGCTGGTGTCAGGACTATGAAGCGGCTGCTATCGATCCTGCTGCTGTGCCTGCTGCCGTTTTCGGCGCAGGCGCAGATCGCGCTCGGCGCTCAGGCCGACTCGGTCACGGCGAGCACCACGACCGGCACGTGTACGGTGAGCCCGACGGCGGGCTCGCTTCTCGTCGTCGCCTGGGTGCTGCGCGGTGGCAACTCGCTCACGAGCATCACCGACGACCGCGGCCAGACCTACACGGCTGTCACGACGCCGATCCTCGACGCCGCGCGCGCAGGCATCCACTACGTCGCGAACGCCGCGTCAGGATCGACGACGGTCACCGTGCAGGCCGGCGCGACCGAAACGGTCATCATCAATTGCTCGTATTGGACCGGTGCGGCGACTAGCTCGGTCGTCGAGGCCTTCGACAGCATCGCGAACCCTTCGGGGCTTTCTCATCCGCACGGCGCGACGGGCGTCTCGGCGCAGTCCGGCGACCTCATCGTCACGGTGTGCGGGCAGAGCTCGACGATTACCGATGAGGTGGTCGCGGCGAACTACACCGCGCTTACGATGGCCACGGGCGGCAACAACCGCCACTGGTGGCAGTACCGGCTGGCCGCATCGAGTCTCACCGGCGAGACCGCCCCCTATACGGCGAGCTCGCATAGCTCGGCCTGCATGATCGGCTCGTTCAACCAAGCCGCCGCCGCCTCCTCGGGGCTCCTACTTCGGAGACGTAGATCGTGAAACACGCCCGCGCATTGCTTGCTGCGCTGCTCGCCTTCGGCTCGATCAGCACGGCCTGGGCGGAAGTCTGGCATGCCCGCTATGGTGTCGCCGAGACTTTCAATTTCAAGCTCTACAACGCCGACGGGACGCTCGACGTCGATGAGGCGGATGGCGGCACCGAGGTCTCGCTCTCGTGCAATGAGGGCGCCGAAACCACGGCGACGAATGACTTCGCCGACGAGGGCACGTTCTACTCGATCGCCCTGACCGCGGCCGAAATGCAGTGCGAGCGCATTGCGGTCGTGATCGCTGCGACCACGACGGAAGTGTTCTTCATCCAGACGCACAGCAACGCGTCTGCGATGACCCCGACCGAGGACGTCGACGTTCAGGAGATCGGCGGCGCAGCGGTCAGCACCTCGACCGCACAGCTCGGCGTGAACGTGGTGAACGCGGGCGGCACGGCATGGGGCTCGGGCGCCATCACGGCGGCCAGCATCGCGACGGACGCTATTGGCGCCGCCGAGATCGCCAGCGCGGCAATCGCCGCTGATGAAATTGCTGCGGACGCCATCGGATCCTCCGAGATCGCTGCCGATGCCATCGGGGCGAGTGAGCTCGCGAGCGCGGCGATCGCTGCCGACGAGATCGCAACGGATGCCATTGGCGCCGCGGAGATTGCTGCCGATGCCATTGCGGCCTCGGAAGTGGCAACGGATGCAATTGGGGCGGCCGAACTCGCTGCGAACGCGATTGGCGCAGCGGAGATCGCCGACGGTGCCATCGACGGGAATACCTACGCGTGCCCGGCCACTGCGGGCGCGATGGCTGCGCTCGGCATCATCGATTGCGGTACGGCTCAGGCAGCCACCGGAACCACACTACAGCTGCGCGCCGCCGCGGCCTTCGCCGATGACGAGATCATCGGTGCAACGTGCCTTGTCACGGGTGGGTCGGCAGGTGTGGGTCAGGCGCGCACCGTCTCGGACTACGTCTCGAGCACGGATACCGCGACCGTTGCGACGTGGACGACCACGCCGACGGGGACCATCACCTACGTCTGTTTCGGCACCGCCACCGGCTCGAGCGGCTCGGTAACGATCGCCGCCGGCGGCATCACGGCATCAAGCTTCGCCTCTGGCGCCATCGATTCAGCCGCCATCGCGACGGACGCGATCGGCGCTGCCGAACTCGCTGCTGATGCCATCGGGGCGAGTGAGCTCGCGAGCGCGGCCATCGCTGCCGACGAGATCGCAACCGACGCCATTGGTGCCGCGGAGCTCGCGGCCGATGCTGTGGGCACGAGTGAGATTGCGACGGACGCCATCACCGCGACGGAAGTCGCTGCGGACGCCCTGGGCGCCTCTGAGATTGCGGCGAGCGCCATCGGCTCGAGCGAACTGGCCGACGGCGGCATCACCTCGGCCGAATTCGGATCCGGGGCCATCACGGCCACGGTCATTGCGACGGATGCGCTCGGCGCTGCCGAGCTCGCTGCAGACGCGGTGACCGAGGTGCAGAGCGGCCTGGCGACCTCCTCGGCGCTGTCCACGCTCTCGACCACCATCGGAAGCCCAGCTGGCGCGAGCCTGGCTGCGGATATCGCGGCCATCGAGGACCAGACCGACGAGCTCGCGGCCTTCATCACGGACGTAGGCGTCAACGGTGCGGGCCTGACGGCGCTGCCCTGGAATGCGGCCTATGACGCCGAGGTGCAGAGCGAAGTGACCGACGCCCTGAACCTGCTGCTCCTCACCGAGCCGGCGGCCAAGCCCACATGGGGCTCGTCGACGGTGTGGGACGGCATTGCCTGGCTGACAGCCTGGTCGCGCAACAAGGTCACGCAGTCGACCACGACGAAGACGCTGCGGAACGACGCCGATAACTCGAACCTCGTCACCTGCACGGTCAGCGACGCCGGCGGGGTGTTCACGCTGAGCGAATGCTCGCCCTGATATAGGAGACGTCCCATGGCCATCGACACTGCTGCGAAGCGCGCTGCTGCGCTCGGCGCTGGTCTGACGCCAGGGGTTGTGCTCCCGGTTCCTGACGGAACCATCAGCGCGGCTGATCGAGCGTCCCTCGTAGGCGTCTACATGCCGGGGAGCGTGACCATCACGCCCCGCTTCACGGTGGGGCTGCGTGCTCGACATTCCTCGGTGCGAGTGCCGCAGTGACGATCCCGCTCGTACACCCGTCCGACTCGGCATCGATCCCGCTCGACTGGTCGGACGTGCTCGGCGATTCGCTGACGCTCTCGAGCGTCACGCATACCCTGCCCGCAGGCCTGACCAAGGTGAGCGAGAGCACGGACACGGCGAACGGTTTGTCACAGGTGACGGTCTCGGGTGCAACCCATGGCCAGCTGTACCACATACAGGCTGCTGCCACCTTGAGCGACGGGCAGGTGGTGACGCGAGTCATTCCTGCCCGTGCATTCAACGCCTGATGCCTCGGGCCGCACCGCACCCGTGCTGCCACCCAGGATGCACGACGCTCACGGGAGCGCGCTTCTGCCCTGTGCACGTGCGCAGCGTGAAGCGAGAGATAGATAGACGCCGAGGAAACTCGGCTGCGCGTGGCTACGACTATGAGTGGCGCAAGCGAAGCAAGGCATATCTGCTATCGCACCCACTGTGTGAATGCGACGAATGCAAGGCTGGCGCGCTGAGGGTCACGGCTTCTGAGGTGGTCGACCACATCAAGCCCATAGCCACGCACCCCGAGCTCAGGCTGACCGAAAGCAACTGGCGAGCGATGTCGAAGGCATGCCACGACAGGCACACCGCACGCACGCAGGCATTCGGTCGAACGAGAGGGGCAGGGCAGCGGCCTAGCTACCCAGGGCGCTGAGCCCTTAGGGGGATGGGGGTCGGATCTCTGGGGCTTTTGCTTTGGTGACCGGTGCCCCCGTCATTTTTCCATGTCTCCAAAATGGAGCCATTCCAATTTCCGTATAGGAGTCCGCAGTGGGCCGCCCCCGAACCCCGTCGAACGTCTTGGAACTGCGGGGTTCCTTCAAAACACACCCCGAAAGACGGCGCGAGGACCTCGCCGGCGTGGGCGCATTCAACCCGATGCCGCCGCCAGACCTGCTCGCGAGCCTGGTCCCTTACTGGAAGAAGATCGTCGACCAGATAAACCCGGTGGTGCTCACCGCCAGCGACGTGAGCTCGGTCTCCGTGATGGCGCGCATCCTGTGTCAGTTCGAGCTCACCGGGGATCTGCAGCACGCAAAAGAGCTGCGGCAGTGGTTCGCACAGTTCGGCATGACGCCGGTCGGCCGCACGAAGATCGCAGCACCGAAGAAGGGGCCCGGCGGCAATCCATACGCTGACGCTTGAGCGTGCAATCGCACGTTGCGGCGGGCGAGAAGTACGCCCGCGACGTCATTGCGGGCCGGATCCCGGCCAGTAAGTGGACGAGATTGGCGTGCGAGCGCCACTTCGAGGACAAGAAACGCTCTCGAACCAAGGCGTTTCCGTACAAATTCGACGCCGAAAAGGGCGAGCGCTTCTGCCGGTTCGCTCAGCTACTGCCTCACATCAAAGGCCGCTGGGCGCGACCGGACCCTAAAAAGCCGGCGGCGAACTTCATCCGGTTCGAAGGCTGGCAGAGTTTCATCGGAATCAGCCTGTACGGATGGGTGCACAAGCGCTCGGACCGTCGCCGATTCCGAAAAGCGTCTATCTACCTGCCGAGAAAGAACGGCAAGTCGACACTCGCCGCGACGATCGGCCACTTCATGGCCTGGAAGGATGGGGAGGTCGGCGCCGAGGTGTACTCAGGCGCGACGACGGAAAAGCAGGCCTGGGAAGTGTTCGGGCCGGCTCGGCTCATGGCGCTACGCACGCCGGCGATGTGCGAGGGCCTCGGCATCGAGGTCAACGCGCAGTCCCTCATCCGAGAAAGTGACGCTTCGAAGTTCGAGCCGATCATCGGCAAGCCCGGTGACGGCGCTTCGCCTCACTGCTCGATCACGGACGAGTACCACGAGCACCAGACCAGCGAACAATTCGACACCATGCTCACTGGCATGGGTGCCCGCGAGCAGCCGCTCGCGCTGATTATCTCGACCGCCGGCGACAACCTGGCGGGTCCGTGTTACGACGACTGGCTGACGATTCGGAAGATCCTCGAGCGCGTCATCGAAGACGGCGACGATCATTTCGGAATTATCTACACCGTCGACGAGGAAGACGACTGGACGAGCGAGCTCGCGCTACGCAAGGCGAATCCTAACTACGGGATCAGCGTCGGCGAGGAATTCCTGCAGCAGCAGCAGCGCGACGCGATCAACAACGCGCGCAAGCAGGGCACGTTCAAGACGAAGCATCTGAACGTCTGGGTTCAGGCGCGCGATGCGTACATCAACATGCAGCGATGGGCCGAGTGCTTCGATCCGGCGCTACGCATGGAAGAGCTGCGCGGGAAGCCCTGCTTTGTCGGGATGGACCTCGCGAGCAAGGTCGACTTGGCCTCGCTCAATCTGATGTTTTCTCTCGATGACGGTCACTTCGCGACGTTCTCGAAGCACTATCTACCCGACGAGACGGTGCAAGAGCCGGAAAACCAGCACTACCGCGGGTGGGCGAAGGACGGTTGGCTCACGGTTACCGAGGGCAACATCATCGACTTCGGGCGGATCTTCGACGACATCCTCGAGATAAACAGCGTTTTCGGTATTCAGGAGCTCGCGTACGACCCCGCTCAGGCAACGAAGCTCGTCACCGAGCTGCAGGCCGAGGGCATCACGTGCGTCGAACTACGCCCGACGGTGCTCAACTTCTCGGAGCCGATGAAGCTCATCGAGGCGCACATCCGTAACCGGACCCTCGCGCACAACGGCGATCCGGTCACCACCTGGGCGCTGTCGAACGTGGTCGCGAAGGCGGACGCGAAGGACAACGTCTACCCGCGCAAAGAGCGGCCCGAGAAAAAGATCGACCCCTTTGTCGCGATGTGCGCCGCGATGGCGCGCGCGTCGACCGCGCCCGCGGCGGTCAAATCATTTTGGGAGCACTGAGTGGCTGGATTCTTCGCAAGAGCATTCAGCCGAGTGTTCCGTAAGTACGACTCGCTCGCCTTGTTCCGGGATGTGTTTGGAGGCCGGGAGTCTTGGGCGGGGAAGGTGGTGAACCTTGAGACTGCCCTACGTGTCTCGACGGCGCTCGCCTGCGGCCGCGTGATTGCCGAAGGCCTCGCGATGCTGCCATTCAAGGTGTACCGGCAGCAGGGACTCACGCGATCGCCGGCGCCGGCGCACCCGCTCTACGACAAGCTCGCGACGTCGCCGAACCCGCTGCAGACCTCGTTCGAATTCATCGAGACGATGGGCCTGCACCTGGCGTTCACGGGGAACGCGTACGTCTATGCGCCGCGCATCGGCGCGGTGGGCGGAACGATTCCGCGCCAAGTGGATGCGATGTACTTGCTGGAGCCGCGATGGCTGACGGTCAAGTACCAGTGGCCGCATGCGCCAACGTACGGGGTCAAGCTCGACGGTGGACGCACGCTGCAGATGACCTCGGCGGACATCTGGCACATCCGCGGTCCGTCGTGGTGTTCGTATACGGGTCTCGATGTCTTAGACCTCGCGCGGCAAGCGCTCGGACTCTCGATGGCGCTAGAGGAGGGGCAATCGAAGCTCCAAGCCCGCGGCGTAACGATGCCGGGGCACCTGGTCTATGAGAAGGAACTCACGAAGGCGCAGCACGAGCAGCTGCGCGCCTGGCTTG